AGCACCTGAATATGAAAAAGGTTATCATAAAATATTCTTACCACTCGTAAAACTTTCTAAAACAAATATAATTGTTAGAAAAATTTTAGAACACATAGCTGTTCATAGAACTATAGACATTAGACAAGAGGCTAGAGGTAAAACTCATATACTAGGTAGAGTATATAGAAAAGTATTAGAACCCATTTGTTATTTGGTAGGTAAATATGGCAAAAGATAACGCACTACAAAAAATAGAATCACACGAAAAACTTTGCAGAATAATGCAAAAGCAGACCCACGATAAAATGCACCGTTTAGAAAATCAGATCACTAGAGTTGAGAGAATACTTTTAGTATCTATGGGTGCGGTTATGTCGGGTATGACTGGTGTTATATTAGTCTTAATTGAAAAATTGTAGCGACCATACATTAGTCCTACTAAATCCAATCTTTTAGTTCTTCACCCATAACTTGTGTAGCTATGTTAATTTTCTTACGTAAAGCTTTTACTATTCTTTCATCAACAGTATTTTCTGCAATAATATCGATATAAGTCATAGCTCTTTTTTGACCAATACGATCTATTCTAGCTTCTGATTGTTGTCTTTTCTCAAGATCATAACCATTAGAATAATATATCATTGTACTAGCTTCAGTTAAAGTAATACCATATCCACCTGTTTGTGGTGTACCTACAATAAATCTTACAGGACTTTTAGGATCTTGAATTAATTTAATTGCTTTGTGTCTGTCCTCAACACTAGTATCACCATAATAAGTAACAATAGAATTATCCCCATACTCTTCTTTTACATGTTTCACTATTGTTGCTATATCGTTCCTCCAATGTGCCCATATTACTACTTTTCCGTGTATCTCTTCTAATAAAGCTAACAACTCATCGATACGATTGTTTTTAATTTCTTGTACGCTGCCATCATCAGCTTTGAAATGACCACAAGTAATTTGTTGTAAACGCATAAGTTGTGTCATAGTTGTGGCTGTTGTTGTCATCTTATCATTCATAACAGCCAAAGCCATTTGTTTCATTTGATTGTAAAGTTTTTCTTGTTCACTAGATAATTGTATTACACGTTTCATAAAGGTCTTTTTAGGTAAATCTAAGCAATCGTCTTTTAATACTCTATATGAAAAATCTTTTAGTTTATCAGATAGTTCTGGTATATTTCTATAACCTACTACAATCTGTACAGACCTACCTCCAAAATTAGCTGATCGCATAACAGCATACCTTGTTCTAAAACTATAGTAAGATGCATGATTTAATAACCAAGGACTTAAAAACTCACACTGTGTATATAAATCTAATGGTGATTTAGTTACAGGTGAACCTGTAAGTATTCTTCTATATTTAGCTGATTCGCCTAATTTAATAATTGATTTAGTTCTTTTTGCTTGAGGATTTTTAATTGTGGTAGATTCATCAATGGCCATTAAAGTTTCGTGACAAGATAAAAATTTATTAACAAAGTCCACACCTTTTTTAGTAGACAAAGCTTCTACGTTTACAATCAATATGTGTAGTTCATGACTAGTTTTAAATAATTTAGATAATTCTTTTTCTTGTTTTTTATTAATATTTGATTGCCACAATACAGACACATATTCGACATGATCTGCCATATGATGAGGTAGTTGTTCTTTATACCAAGTTCCTACAACACCTTTAGGTGCTACAATTACAGCTCCATTGATTTTACCCACATCATATAACATTGATATATTATCAATTAATACTTTAGATTTACCTGTACCCATTTCCATAAAGTAGGCGAAACTTTCTTTATTCCAAGACATTTCTAATGCTTTTAACTGATGAGCATAAGGCTTCGTTTTAAATTTGTAATTCATATTTATTTTAACTTTCTATTGACTTATATAGCATATACTTTATATTACTGTCAATGTCAGAAAGCATAAGTTACGGAAAAATAAAAAAAGATCGTGAACCCATAGTTTACGTAATACAAGAAATAGCTGGTACTAGAGATGGTAGACCTAAAATAAATATTATAGGTGCATCTCAATATGGTAGCTTCAAATTCCTATTACCTGAACTATCACAAATTATTTTTTCTCCAGGTCCATTAATTATGAAACTAAGAAAAAGTTTAAAAGATTATAGATCTGAAGATTATTTACTTTTGACAGGAGACCCTGCTATAATAGGCGTTGCATGTTCTATTGTATCCGACATAACAAATGGAAAATACAATTTATTAAAGTGGGACAAACAAGAAAGAAGATACTATCCAATAACAATAAACCTATATGAAAGAGGAGAAATAAATGAGTGATAACTTACAAAAAATGTTCATTGAGGATGCCCCTCAAGACTTGGACAATTTAAAAGGTGTAGAAAATTTATCTACTCTTGTCTTGGAGTTACAAAAACTTGAAGATGAGATTAAAGAAAAAGAAGATAGATTAAAATCTACAAAAGAAAAAGCAGACAAACTTTCACAAGTTGCTATCCCTGAAATAATGGAAGCTTTGAAAATGAAAACTATGAAGTTAACTGATGGATCTGCAATAGAAATTAAAGAAATATATAGCGCAACAATTCCTGCTGATAAAAAGGAAGGCGCTTATAACTGGCTTCGAGAGCATGGCTTAGGTGATCTTATTAAAAATGAGGTTACCGTTTCCTTTGGTCGTGGCGAAGACAACAAGGCTAGCGAATATGCTAACCTTGCAAAAGGGAATGGGTTCGAACCAACTCAAAAGTTGAAAGTCGAACCTATGACCCTTAAAGCATTGTTTAGAGAGCGTTCTGAAAATAAAGAAGAGCTGCCATCTGAACATTTTAACCTGTTTAAGGGAAACAAAACAAAAATAACAAGGAGTAAATAACATGAGCGAAGAAGCAAGAGACGTGACAGAAAAAAAAAGTGGTGCAATAGCAACTTTAGACTTTGTTGCAGACTCAGGTATGGGTTTGGAAAACATTGACAAGAGTGATCTAGCATTACCTTTTCTGAAACTACTGCAGAGTGGTTCAGATGAAACAAAAAAGAAACATGCTAAATATGTTGAAGGTGCAGAAGCCGGTATGTTTTACAATACAGTTACAAAGAAACTGTATAATGGTGAGAAGGGAATTGAAGTAATTCCTGTATTCTACAAAATGACTTACCCTGAATGGGCTCCCTTTGAAAGAAAAGAGGGAAGACCAATCAGTAATGATAGGGGTCCAAGCGTTATGGCAGAAACCACTCAAAACGACAGAAACAAAGATGTGTTGAAAAATGGTAACGAGATTATCAAAACAGCAAATCATTTTGTTATTATTAATGGTGAAAGACCTGAGAAAGCTTTAATGACGATGAAGTCTACTCAGTTAAAAGTTAGTAGAGGATGGAACTCATTGATGGAAGATCAATTTGAAATCGATCCAAAAACTAATAAGTCTGTACCCGCACCAGTGTTTTCAAGGGTTTATAAATTAAATTCTGTAGAAAACTCAGGCAGCTTTACTTGGCATGGTTATACTATATCTATGTTAAGAAAAATTGATGATGCTGGTATATACCAAATGTCCCGTGATTTTCACAACTCTTTAAAGAACGCGCAGCAAAAAACTGCCACAGTTTCAGAGGAAGATAAATCAAACTACTAGTTTCTCGCAAGAGAGATGTGGGCGGTTATAGGGAGACTGAAGCCGCCCATAAAAAGGGATCATTATGTTTAAAGAGTTTATAGAATTATTTACTGGTTATGGTGGAGATTTCGGTATTGCCGATATGTCTAGTGCAAAGCTGGACTCTGAAAGAAATAAATTAAAACCAGATTATGAATGGTCAGGCAAACCAGTCACAGAAGAAGATTACAAAAATCACATAGCAGGAAACATATCAATAGGTATACAACCTTGTACTATTGACGGCACAGCAAGATTTGGTTGTATTGATATTGATCCAAAGAATTATAAAGATTTTAATATACAAAACTACCTCGCTTTATTTCAACAATATAAATTACCTTTGATACCTATGCTTTCTAAAAGTGGTGGTCTTCATTGTTATATATTTATGGAGGAATATATACCTACAGCAGATTTAATCGAAGGATTAAAATCTTTTCTGTTACCACTAGGTCTTAAACCTACTACAGAAATTTTTCCAAAGCAGAAAGAACTAAAGGAAGATGACAAAGGAAACATTAAGCCAGGTAATTTTATTAACTTACCTTACTATAATAATGGACAAACACATAGATACGCAGTTGATAAAGATAATAATAAACTATCTTTAGAGCAGTTTATACAATTAGCTAATCAATCGAAGACAACAAGAGAAAAATTAAATACTTTAGTAGAAGACACACATAAAAATATATTATTAGGAACTGACCCTGAATTTTCTGATGGTCCACCTTGTTTAGCTTTATGTTCTAAAACAAAATTAGATGATGGCAGAGATAGGTTTATGTATAATTATATGGTCTTTGCAAAGAAAAAATACAAAGATAAGTGGCAAGATTTTGTATCAAAAGCAAACTATGCTTATTTAGAATATCCTTGGGATAAATCTAAACTAGATCAAAAATTAAAAGCTTGGGATAAAGAAACAGCAGGACATACTTGTTATGAAGAACCTATCAAAGATAAATGTATGCGTAGTCTTTGTTACTCAAAACCTTTTGGTGTTAAGTCAGACAGTATAAATGTTTTTCCAGACATAACTGATTTTGAAATAATAAAATATGAGCAACCTGAATATAGATTTAATGTGGTTATGCCTAACGATGATAAGATAGCAGTAATTATATCTAATCTTAAATTAATGACAACTCAGAAAGAAGTATTGAATTTAATATGGGAACAGACAGGAATATACTTTGAACCTATAAAACAAAAAGATTGGAGAGCAAAGTTAAACGAATGGAGAAAAAATTGTCAAAATATTACACCACCTGAGGGTACAAGTACAGATGATATTTTATCACAAGAACTATTTCAGTATTGTGTTAACGGTCCACAAGCAAGAGAAAGAATACAAATTAGATTAGGTTCTTGTCTTACTGAAGAAGGTTTTCATTTTTTTAAATATCAATCGTTTCTTACACACCTTGGTAATGATTGGAAGATATCAAAAGAAAAGATAGGTCAAAAACTAAAAGAAAGATTTAAAGTAGAATTTAATTATTCACTTAAAGTAGATGGCAAGGTAGAGAAAGTTTGTAAACTAAAACAATTACACATTGATAAGATAGAATATAAACCTGTTGAAAGAAAAGGGTCTAATTACTAATGAGATATAAAGTTGTAGGACCACCAGGTACAGGGAAAACAAGAAAACTTTTAAACCAAGTAGAGAAATATTTAAAAAAAGGTGTACCATTAAATCGTATTGGTTATTTTGCTTTTACTCGTAGAGCAGCAGAAGAAGCTAGAAATAGATTTTTAAAACAAAAACCAAATCTAGAAAAGAAAGACATAGAATATTTTAGAACACTACATTCATTAGCTTTTAATAACTTAGGTCTTAAAGAAGAAAACGTTATGAATGAACTTAATTACAAAGCCATTGGAGAAACATGTGGTATACAAATAAATTATGCATCATATGAAACAAACACAT